GTATAATACGACTTTTTGGGGAACAACGGAAACCAATCTCAACGCGGCAATCGGACTTGTTGCGAGTGGAACAAACGGAATCTTACAAATGACGCTCGATTCCGACGATAACGCCGAGATTGCAGCGCTGCATTTCGGTGATAACCTTTGTTTGAGCATGGCGCAGGGTCTCATTTTTGAGGCGCGGTTGGCGTTCCATGTTCTTCCTACAACCGGAACCGAAACGGTACAGGCAGTCATTGGTCTTGCCAGTACGCACAATGCGACGCTTGACAGTATCGCAACAAACGCATGGTTTAGAGTTGAGAGCGCCGCAAACACCGCCCTGTTGTGGGAAACCGACAACGGAGATACCGACGATGACGATAATGACGCAAGTACAGTTCTGGTTGCTGATGTTTATCACATTTACCGCATCGACTGCACGAATACTGCGGCGGTAAAGTTTTATGTTGATGAAACACTTGTCGGAACGTCAGATATGTCAACAACGTTGAGCGCGTCAGAGGCAAAAGTTCAGCCGTATATCAACGTCAGCAAGGCAGTGTCGGCAAATAACACCGGGACCGGAACGATTTACGTTGATTACATCAAGGTGTTTCAGAGCAGATCGTAAAGGGTTGAATCGATGCAATTGGTATTAGAAACAGCACCTGAGTTAGAACCTGTCACGTTAACGGAGTTGTGTACCCATCTCCGTATAGACGAATACGACTCTGACACTGGCGATGAACTCGAAGCGATCATCGAGGCAGCGAGGGAAAGCGTTGAAGATTTAACGTCGAGAAAGTTGTTTACTCAAACTTGGAATTACTACTTTGACGCTTTTCCTTTCTTTAATTATTTCAAAATACCGTTTGGTAATTTGCAAAGCGTAGTACATTTAAAATATACTGATTCCGACGGAACGCAAACGACAATGACGGTAAACACTGATTATATCGTCGAGACAAACGGAGAACAGTGCGGAAGGATAGTTTTACCATATGGGGTTACCTGGCCTTCATTTACTCCGTATTCGTCAAATCCTATTGTTGTTCAATTTGTCTGCGGTTGGGAGTATGACAGTGACGGGGTATCATCGATGCCGAAAAAGTACAAACAGGCAATTAAATTGATCTGCGGCGACCTGTACGCGAACAGGGAGGGGCAGGTTTTAAGCGGTGAAAGTTACCGCATAAATAAAACAGTTTTAAACCTATTATCAAGTTGTGTGCTTTATGACACATTCCTGTAAAAAGAATGGCGGAGATATGAAAAAAATATTTAACATATTTTGTGTTTTTATAATATTAGTTATTGGTGTAGGAATGACAGAATCACAAGATATCAGAAACACTGTCCAGCCAGGATGTTTTTATAGATTGATTGACAAAGGTTATTCTACTGCTGATAGTTTATTTTACAACTCAGATAGTTCATGGAAGCCAACGTATTATAATGGAAATAGGGCTATATGCAAAGGGATATGGGTAGCACGTGGCACACCGTCTGGGTATGTAAGGGTTCATCCCACATATAATACTGACACTAATGCTTATTATGATATATATATAGACAGCACATTAGATGCTGGTTATCCGATACCGTTTTTATTTGACAAAATATTCTGGCCTTTTACATTACCGGCAGATTCATTGGGGTATTTTCCAGATGTTGGAAAATAATATTATCGATCTTTTTTGCATCGCATCGGGACCGAGTTTGACTTCCGATGATTGTAAGCTCATTGAAAATTCAGGAATAAAAACAGTAGCTGTAAATAATTCATGGGAGATGGCAAAGTTTTGTGACTATATATATGCGGGTGATACTAAATGGTGGAATGAGTATTGCGACAAAATAAATATCGATGCAGAGAAGTGGACATGCTCTATTGAGGCGGCGAATAAATACAAAATAAACTATCATATTGCAAGCGGATCATATAATTCAGGAATGAGGGCCATACAGTTTGGAGTATTCAAAGGGTTTAAAAGAATTGCATTGATAGGTTATGATTGTTCATTAAAAAATGGCATTCACTGGCATGGTAGACATATAAGCAATTTACGTAACCCTGAAGATCATAAAGTAAGAATATGGAATAAACAATTTCAAAGAGTTGCTGATAATATTAAAAATTTAAATGTAAAGGTAATAATTGCAGCAGATATACAGAATTAAAATGTTTTGAATGTGTTGTACTTGAAAAAGTATTAGGTATTAATAATGAATAAAATGCCAATTGATAGCGTAAGAGGTAGAATAAGATGGTGGCTTGAAAAGTTTGCATCATCTCTTGGCAACAATGTTCTTGAAGTTGGTAGTAGACTCCATAATCCCAATTGCTGGTGGATTAATAATAGAGATTTAGCAATTGGTAAATGGACTGGCATTGATATGCAAGCTGGAACCGGGGTTGATTTCATTGCTGATATCCATGATTTACCAGACGACTGGTCAAATAAATTTTCAGGTGTATTATGTTCTGAGGTTCTTGAGCATGTCCGAAGGCCGTGGGTTGCACTACCTGAGCTTTTTCGGGTAATCCAACCAGGTGGTTGCATTGTAATAACAACACTTTTCTGTTTTCATATTCACGGTTATCCAGATGACTATTTTCGTTATACCGATTCTGGTTTAAAAGGGTTGTTGGAAGATGCTGGCTTTATTGATATAGGCACTAAATATGGTGGAAACGAAATATTGCATTTAAAAAATCATGATGAAACAGTTTTTAAAAAGTCGGCACCACACCAGATATTTGCAATTGCAAGAAAAACGGAAATAAAAAAGGAACTGCAAGATTATGCAGTTTGATAAAAAATACTGGCACCGGTGGGATGGAGAAACGGTCGTATGCATGGCGAGTGGTCCGAGCATGTCCAAAGAAGATGCAGATTATTGCCGTGGAAAGGCGCGGGTAATTACTGTAAATACTACATACAGGCTTGCGCCGTGGGCTAATGTTCATTATTCAAGCGATCACGATTGGTGGAAGTTTAATTTACCGGAAATGAGGTCGATGTGCCACGGTGAATTCTGGACAGGACACCATGAATTTATAGCAACCGATATGATCCATTGCCCGTACCAGAAACAAATTGACGGTATAAGCAATAAGCCTGGGGTAATATCGTGGGGTGGAAACTCTGGCTTTTGCGCTATGGGCCTAGCCGTACAATTCGGGGCAAGTAAAATAATACTTCTCGGTTATGATATGGTTGATGGAAAAGATAAAGGACACTGGCACGACGATCACGACGAATCAATACGCAAGGAATTTAATTTTCCGATGTGGCTTAAACACTTCTTATTTGCATACAACGATTTTAAAAAAATAGGAGTTGAAGTTATTAATTGTTCGAGAGAATCAGCACTTACAAAGTATCGAACAGCAAAACTTGAAGAGGTTATTTAATGAGCGAGTTGACGCTACTTACCACTACCGGAGAGCGACCGGAGGCGTGGAGAATATGTGAATTGCTAATGAACAAGCAAACATATTCCGGTAATGTCAGATGGGTCATAGTCGATGATGGTTCTATTCAACAACCGGTAACATTTCAGCGCATCAACTGGAAATTGGAAATCGTTCGACCTGTTCCGTTCTGGAGGGTTGGAGTTAATACGCAGTCACGAAATATTTTGTCGGGATTAGAAAAAATTGGTAAAAATGAGCGTGTTGTTATAATCGAGGATGATGATTATTACGATAGCAGATACCTTTCATTTATAAGTGAATGCTTAAACAAGTATGATATGGTTGGCGAGGCACCTTCAAGATATTTCAATGTAAGCACCGGTCGCGGAAGGCTTTTGCCAAACAATAAACATTCAGGGTTATGCAGCACCGCGGTAAAGGGGATGGCACTTGAGGCGTTGAGAACTTCATCGAGGCGCAACTTGAAATTCATCGATATCAATCTTTGGAAAAAGTTTAACGGATCAAAACTACTTTACGATAGCCGTATGGTTGTTGGCATCAAGGGGCTTCCTGGGAGAAGGGGTATAGGGTCGGGCCACAATCCAGATTTTGGCGAGCCAACCGATTTAAGTAATTGGATAGGTAAAGATATTGAAATCTATGTTGATTACATGAAACAAAAAAATGTATGCGATGGGTTAGTAAATGCCAATTGAAGCCGGAAAATTAAGACATAGAATAACAATACTTAAAGCTGATCGTGAACAGGATTCAACTACTGGAGAAATGGAAACAGTATGGACTAAGTTTGGTACGTATTGGGGGTCATGGGAATCGTATAGCACAAAAGATTTTATTGCAGCAGCAAGTATCTTAAATCAGACATCTGTAAGATCTGTTTTGAGATATAATACTGACATAAATGCAGGAATGAGAGTATATTTTAGAAGTAAATATTACGAGATTGTAGGTCCACCATTGCCAGATAAAGAATCTGGAATTGAGTATATGACATTAATGCTTGCAGAGGTTGTAAATGTCTGAACAATTCGGATTACAAGGGGTTGATGAACTTGTAGGTAAGTTAAGTTCTATAACTTATGACGCAAAATTTAAAGGTGGTAAACTTGCGCTAAAACGCGCTGCTAATTTTATAGCAGACAAAGCAAGGCAATATCAAAAAGAGCACATAGATGACACAAAAACACCTAACGCTATATATAAAAATATTAAGGTGCAATTTGGGAAAAAAAGGTTTGAAAGTACAGGTGACTTAATGTTTAGGATAGGCGTTCAAGGTGGGGCCATATTAAAAATAAATTTTAAGCCTGGTACTGGCGGTTACACATTTTATTGGAGATTTATAGAATTCGGTACAGAAAAAGTTGATGCACATCCATTTATGAGACCGGCATTACAAAACAATGATTTTAAGGCAGCAGGTATATTTATACACGAATATAAACAAGCCATTAATAGGGCAATTAAAAAATCAAGAAGGTATTATAAATAATGTAAACAGTAAGCTTAGTGACTGAAAAACAGGTAGAATTAATACGTGCGGCATTCCCAGAAATCCCAGATAACTTGGTATGGTTGAAAATCGATATTGGTGTAGATAAAATGCCATTAATACAATGTGAATTTGTACCAAAAGCGAAAGAAGAAAATAAACAGTAAATGTATCCACCGATTTTTTCAATATCATCTTCTAATGTAAATGTTCAATCCATATTTGGAACAGCACCATGCAGGGTTTTTCTTTTTGGTGATGCTTATGAGGGAGTAGCGTTGCCGTATGCTGTATGGCAAACAATTGGTGGGTCGCCAGAAAACTATATAGATAAAACACCTGATATTGATTATTTTTTAGTACAGATTGATGTTTATTCGTCAACAGCGGCTACTGCAAGAAGCGGAGCAGAAGCATTAAGATGTGCGCTTGAACCGAATGCTTATATAACATCTTGGCGCGGTGAGAGTTACGATAAGAACACAAAAAGGTATAGATATTCTTTCGATATTAATTTTATAACACCAAGATAAGGAGATTTTTATGGCTAAATTGACTCAGGGGACTCAGGTTTATTTCATTGATCCTGATACTGACACTTTGACAGAGGTTACATGTGCGTTAAGTTTTAACCCGGGCGGAGCACCAGTTGATCAGATAGAGACAACTTGTTTGACTGCAACTGCTAAAACATATCTTCCAGGTCTTAGAAGTCCCGGACAGGCCACTATGGAAATAAATGCTGATCCTACAAAGACAGACCATTTGAGGTTATTTGCCCTTGCAAATAGCGGAACCACGGCCTTTCCGTGGGCTATTGCATGGTCGGACGGGACTTCAGACCCTTCTGTTGATTCTAGCGGTGAGTTTGATGTGTCCCTTGATAGTAACGGTGATTCTACATTGCGTAGCTTCGTCCTATTTAATGCATATGTATCTGACTTCCCATTTGATTTTGCAATAAACAGTGTTGTAAAAGCAACAGTGACTCTTCAAAGATCTGGTACAGCACAATGGATAAATCTTGCTACCTAATAGGAGACATATATGGAACTTAGTTTAAATTCACTTAAGGATGCAGGTGCGTTTGCTGGCGCACCTGTTGAAAAAGAAATAAAGTGGACTCAAGACGATAAAGAGCTATGTGTAACTGCATATATACGTAGGGACTCATATAGGTCTACCGTTGCGAGTGTAATGGCAAGAGGTGATGATGCAATCGCTGGCCGTATAGCTTCATGTATATGCGATAAAAACGGGTCGCCTGTATTTTCAGTTAGTGATATTACCGGAACTGCAGTAATATATGATAATGATTCTGATGATGAAAAGAAAAGAAAAAAGGAAATTGTAGAAAGAGGCCCCATAAGTAACGCTTTAACTATTGCGCTTTTAACTGCAATAGCTGAAGTAAACGGTATTTCTGATAAAAAAAAAAGAACTCGCGGAAAAAGAACTAACCGAAGAAGATGAAATATGGCATGAACTTGTACTGTGTGGAATAGGCGGTAGAACAATAGAAGAAGCACAATGCAATATGACGTATGAAGAGTATCTGCAATGGGTGAAATATCGCAATAAAAGAGGATCGTTAAACAACGGATTGAGGATAGAAAGGGCTGGAGCAATTTTGGCACAAATGACAGCTAACAGATACAGAAAAGAAGGCTCTACACCTTACAAGTTTTATGATTTTGCACCACACCATGATGAGCCGGAATTGACTGTTGAAGATATTAGGGGTTGGCAATAATGGCTTCGCTTGGGACTTTGACGCTTGACTTGATTGCTAAGATTGGAGGGTTTACTGGGCCTCTCGATCAGGCAGAGCGTAAAGCGTCTAAAACATCAAGAAAAATAGCTGCCGAACAAGCAAAAATAACAAGCGCTATAAATGAATCTATTGCAGGTATGGCATCTGGATTGCTTGCTGTTGCAGCACCAGCTGCTATTGTAACAATGGGTAAATCAGCATTACAGGCTGCTGACGCCATAGGTAAAGTAGCGTCTACCGCAGGAGTGACTACAGACACAATACAGGAAATGAGACACGCTGCAAGCTTATCTGGTATTATGTTTAATGATCTTGATCAGGGAATGCAACAGTTCAACAAGCGCGTCGGTGAGCTTCGCGCCGGAACTGGTGCACTCTTCACGTATTTGAATAAGACCGACAAGGCGTTGATATCTCAGGTACAATCGGCACACTCGACCGATGCCGCCCTTGATTTGGTTTTTAAAGCCATGCAGAAGGTCGCAAGCTCTTCAGGTCGTGCGGCACTCGCGGCGGCTGCGTTCGGTCGCTCAGGGCAACGTATATCAATAATGGCCGACGATTATGAGCGCCTTAGAAAAGAAGCGCGGGATCTCGGGCTTGTTATCGACTCTCAACTAATTGAAAATACCGAAGAGGCAAACGACAAAATGGACACCATGTCCAGAATTATAAGTACTCAGTTAACTTCAGCATTTTTAGAACTTGCACCATTAATAATAGAAGTAACCCAAGGAATAACTGTTGCAACACTTGCTATATCAAAGTTTTTTAAAGCTTCAGAGAAAAAAACCACAAATGAATCAAGACTTAACGAATTGACTGAGGAGTTGAACGCTCTTGAAACTGCATTAAAGTCTGCTGTAGATGCTGGATCTAAAGAGTTTGTTACGTTCACATCTGCTGGAGCAATGGTAAATACAATTGGTTCTGCTCGTGCTCAAATTAAAATGCTTAAAGAAGATATTGATAAGCTTAATGGATCAGTTAATGGCGACGGTGGAGGAACCGAAAGTGATAGTGAAAAATCAAAAAGGCTAAAAAAAGAATTAAAACTAAACAAACAATATTATGATTTAGTGAATAAATGGGGTGAAGAATCCGCTCGTCTACATTGGGAGAATAAGCAAAAAGAATTAGACGATGAAATGCAATTCTATGATGACAAGCTTTATATGCTTAAAATGTATGCAGAACAGGAAGAAGAAATAAATAAAGAACTTGCTGAATTGAGAAGTGAACTTAATAAAACGTATTGGGATAAATATTTGGAATCCATGGAAAACAATATGTTAAATATGGATTCAATTGTTGGTGATACCTTAGACAACTTTTCTTCTCGCTTTGGCGATTTTTTTGCATCCGCGATTATGGATTCTGAGAACCTCGGAGACGCATTTAAAAATATGGCTGAAGGCATGGCAAGATCAATACTATCTGCGATAGGACAAATGATAGCACAATGGGTTGTTATGGCTATCACCAAAAAAGCTATTTTAGCAGCAACCACAGCTGCGTCTGTTACAGAAGCTGGCATTGTTGCGGCAGCATGGGCACCGGCAGCAGCGGCGGTATCTCTCGCAACATTTGGGGCGAATGCGGCACCGGCGGGAGCCGGAATAGCTGGAACCTATGCGCTTGCAAGCGCATAGGTTCCAGCTATTCCGGCTCCCG